TATTATGGTACTATTATAGAAAATATGCCAATTGTTGAAGCAGTTCCTGATGAAACTCAAATGTTAAAATATAAACTTATCACTTTACCTAAGAAAACAACTAAAATTCCTGTAATTACTGTAGGTAATACTTCTATTACATTGGTAGCAGAAGGAGATACAGCAACAATTACGCCAAATACATCTAATTTTTCTGGTGGTAATGCAACATTAGGATATACAGCAATCCTTTCAAATTCAGATGTTGCTGATATTAGAGTTGCGCCAGGCGGCGAATTACAAAATTCAGTATTACCAACAACACCAAGATTTATTGGTGATAATGAAGATGCACAAAGTGTTGCAATAGCAGGTCGCGGTTTTGTTGTTAGAGCAAAACGACAAATAACAAATCAAACTGCAACAATTACAATTATTGGTAATGAAACTGGTGGTAGTGTTACTATTAACTTGACTGTAAATGCAGTTACTATTCAAACTGGAGCATAATGGATACTAAAATGAATATACAACATTTAAAAAAATTACCTAGAGTTGGCCAATTATTTAGAGGTCTAAGCGACATAGCACCTGGAGCTTCTGTTGCTCCAAACACACCACGTGTTACTGCACCACAAGCAAATATTAGTCAGCAAGTAGAACAATTGGCACGACAACGAGCAGAAGAAATAATTAGAGAGCAACAACAAGCTCAAGTATTAGCTCGAAATGGTCGTACTTTTACTAAATTTGATGCTGTTAATGATATTATCGATAATCAAACTGAAGTTGTAACGGCTGGGGTTTGGAGTGATGGTATTGCATCTTTAACAGCTCATTTTACTTCATCTACACAAACAACATCACAACGAAGATATTATATTGATGTGTATCAAAAAGATCCGGCAACAACTGGCTCTGCAGTACAATATTCAATTGCATATGGTAATGCAACTGGTTTGGGTTCTGATTCGCAAGGTCAATTAAATGATTCACCGAGTAGAGCTGTTTATTCTCAATACAAACAATTATTATTAGAATCTACAGATACAAGGTTTACTTTCGATGGCGTTGATTCAAATTCTATTTATGTAGTTAATTTTAAACGTAGTAGAATTAAAGAAAAAATCGATCCAGGTAATTTTGAACTTCCATTAGTTAATATTTCTGCAAGAGATACTAATGCAACTGGTTCTGTAACAGTTGGTACTACAGTATATACATTAATTGATGATTCTGAAAATAGCGGCGCTCCGACAGTCGGTTCGTCTGGTAGAGTATATAATGTTGTTTCTGGTTCTATTAATGATGGTATTTATAATCCATCAGCTCCAGTATATTATGGATTAGTTTATCCTGATTATGGAACAATTATTTTAAATGGCGATACATTAGATAATAATTTAGGATTTACAACTAATACCGGTTCATCATCTGAAGGAAATAACCATTATGGATTATATCATTCAATTTCAGGTTCTGGAACATTAACAAACCCAGCAACTTCAGATCTATATGGTTTCCAAGCAAGAAATGCTGAAACAATTACAAGTACACATTATTTTGTTAGAGTTAAAAATGCTGAATATAATTTTTCAAATAACCCATCATTTACAACAGGTAGCGTAGGAGAATTTAGACAATCAACATTTATCGGAGATCCAAAAACTTATATTACTACAGTAGGTTTATATAATGATTCAAGAGAATTATTAGCAGTAGCAAAATTATCTCAACCATTATTGAAATCATTTAGTCGAGAAGCACTTATTAGAGTTAAGCTAGATTTTTAATTAAAAACATAACTGAATTAAAGCCCTTTATATTTATAATAAATGTAAGGGGCTTTTTACTATTATGGCAAGAAAGTTATTAGATATACAAAACGATCGTATTAAATCTACTGGTGAGTCCCCGAGTATTGTTAAACGAGCTTTAGTAGCAAGAACAAAATCAGCTAGAAAATCAGTTGGATTGTTAGATGATACTGAATTAGAGTATAAAGGAAATTATCCTTCAGTTTTTAAAAAAATAGATCCATCAGATTTTAAAAAAGAAGAATTTGTTACTAATAAATTATTTATGTTTGTTTCTGGTAGTGCAACAAGTAGCGCTTTACCATTAGAAGCAAGATATAGTAATAGAAATAGTTTGCCAGCATTGGGTTCTGAATTAACATATAATGATGCTTCTAATATTGACGGGTCATTGCAAAGTATTACATACTTTTCTATAGACCACTTATATTATAAAAGAAAAGGCGAACCAGCTAATACATTCGGACCGACTGATTTAACAAGAACTAAAAAATTTCTATATGAATCTGCTTCAGTATTTGTAATACCACAAAATAAGATTGGTGAAGGAATAAAACCAGCTTCATTTCAATTTACTAGTTCGGTGCTTCTTTCCGCGGATAGATATGGTAATATCATTGATGGTAATTTTGATAGTGCATCTATTATTACTAATGTTCAATTTTATGAAGGTTTTAATGAATATTTTGATACAAATAGAATTCAATATATTTCTCATTCTGGCATAACATATGTAGATGGTGTTCCAACAACAGATGGGGATACATTGCCTATAGGCCGAGCTGCAAGTTTTGATGGATCTGGTCATTTTCAAACATCAATTGATGGATATTATGATAGACAACATGATTATGCAATATCATTCTTTTTATCTGGTTCAAATAATGGCGGTGATGACCAAATTATATTAACTAAACAAAAACAAAACAATAACAAATATCCATTTAAAATTCAATTGAGTGGAAGTAATGATGTTAAATTTTCAATTTCTTCAGATTCTATACTAAATGCAACTGTTGCAACTACTAGTAGTCTGTCAGGATGGAAACATATACTATGTCAAAAATCCGGAAGTGAAATGTCAATTTGGGTAGATGCTGTAAAACACGTTTCTAGTTCATATGATTTCTTATTATATGGCGTAAATTCAATTTATACAGCATCAGGAAAGATTAGTAATGATGATCCATTGAATGTGGGTGGTTATAGCCCCAATAGCTCAAATCTTATGGGAGATCTAGATGAAATTAGAATCTTTAATAAGTCTCTATCTCAAGCACAAATAAGTTCTTTAGCGGACCGTACAGAGGATGGTACATTTTTACAAACAAATCATGTAGGAAATGTATTTCCGAAACACGGAACAATTGTAATTTCGTCGCCGCATTATAAGTATGGTGATTTAACAAAAACTGCATATACTGCAAGTTATAGAAGTACATTAACTACTACAGAATATTCTACTTTAGTTAGAATAAGTAAAGATGATTTTAATTTAACATTAAACCCATCAACATTACAAGATAATGGGGTTGATTATGATTCATATGTTTCTAGTAGTGATTTTGATCCTTATATAACAACTATTGGATTATATAATGATGCGGGACAATTATTAGTTACTGGTAAGTTAGCATCACCATTACGTAAACGTGGTGACATTGATATGAATATTTTATTAAGATTTGATGCAGATTTATAAGGAATAACAATAGCAAAAACAATAACTAATTTTGTAGTACGAAAAAATAAAAAGAAACGACCAGGCGTTCATTCTAAGAAAAAACAAAGTTCGCATAAACATGGTAAAAATTATCAAAAAAAATATGTAGGTCAAAGTAGATGATACGATTAAAAAACATATTATCAGAAGTATTACAACAAGAACAAGTTGATATATTACTAGATAAAATACGTAATAAACAATATGTGCGTATTGGCGCTGGCGATAATGGGGTTGTTTATGAAATTAGTGATACGGATTATGTTTTCAAAATAACTAGAGAACGAGATGAATTTGAAGTCGCATCTGTTATCGTAGGTCGTGATTCTGAATTTAAATGTTTTATTCCAGTTGTTTACGTTAATGATTCTGAAAAAATGTATATTATGAAAAATGCATCAGAATTGCCAATAAAATACAAACAAATGATTGATAACTTTTATGCACGATACACAAAGTTTGCTCTAGATATGCAAGGTGAGGTTAGCATATTTGATTACTTAGATGCGGACGGAGCTAGAGAAACTGAATCAGCATTAGTTACATTTTTACGAAAATTGCAGCAAGAAATTATCAGAACAGGAATTTCAGAATTTAATTTAGATTTAGATTTTAAATCAGACAATGTTATGATGTTTAACAACCGATTAGTATTAGTTGATTGGTAAAATTAAGGAAGGTTATGGCAAAAAATCATTGGAACTCGAAGTCAAAAGCGAGACAAGAAGCATATAAATACGGTTACAAGTCTGGATTAGAACATACTGTAGCTGAAACATTAAAAGAAATAAATTATCCAGTTAATTACGAGACTGAAACTTTACATTACAGTGTACCAGCAACTAAACATAAATATACACCTGATTTTGTATTTACTAAAAAGGATGGCGGAACAATGTTTGTGGAAACGAAAGGACGTTGGACTACCGCAGATCGTAAAAAAATGAAATATGTTTTACAATGCAATCCTGACATTGATATTCGCATAGTATTTCAAAATCCAAATCAAAAAATATCAAAAGGTAGTAAAACATCATATGAAGCGTATGCTCTGAAGATGGGTATAAAACACGTTGCAAAGAAAATGATTCCTGCAGAATGGTTAGCAGAATGTTGCCAATTGGATGAAAT